ATATACGACCAAGATGGAAACGTTATTTTTGAGCAAGATCATAACTATGGAGTTATCCCTTTTCTTTTCACTCATAGGGAGCATAATCTAAATGAGTTTTTTGTTACAGGAGCGCATGATATTTGTGCCGCAAATGAGTCAATAAATATATTGCTAACAGAGGCATCTTTAGGAATGAGGTTTCAAATGTTTGGGCAATATGTTATAGAGGGGATGTATGAAGAAGAAAAGCTAATGAGGGCAGGGTCTTCTGAGATCATGGTTGTTCCAGAGGGCGCTAAAATGGATATTAAAAGCCCAAAGGCAAACGTCAGGGAGTGTATTGATTTGGTAAAAGCAATCCTTGATTTAACAGCCCAAAATAATCATTTATGGATTACGTTTGCGGAAGACGGAAAAAGCGACAGGCCTTCTAGTGGAGTTGCTTTAAAAATTAAAGACTTAGAGAGATTTGAAGATTATCAGGATGATATAGAATTATGGGAAATGTATGAAAAAGATTTATACGAGATTGAAAAGGCTATTGCGTTAGCAAACAACATCAAACTCCCTGATGAAATAGGGTTAAGGTTTAATGAGCCAGATTATCCTATGTCTGCACAAGATCAAATTGCAACAGACAGTTTTATGTTAGAAAACAATCTAATAACGCAAAAGGATTTATTGTTAAAGTACAATAAACATTTAACTGAAGCTGAGGCTGAAAAGCTAATAGCTGAGAACAAGGAAGAAAATGCCAAAGGACAAGGAACAGAAGGGGAAGAACGATCAGTATTTAATAGACTTCTTAACCAAGATCCAAACGCTTAACGATATTGAAGTAGGCGTTCCTCAAGCGGATATAGATGAAGTAATTAAAGACCCTCGTGGTTATGCGCTTGATTTTATTGAGCTTGAGTTTGCAAGGAATGTACCAAAGTTCATTAAGGCGTATAAAGAAGGCTCTAAGTTTGGAAAGCTAAATAAGTGAAACATGTGGCAAAGGAAATGTTGTTAATTGTAGGATGGTGTATTATTGTAATACTTTTTCTTTCGCTTTATTCCTGTGGAGGAGGATGGGAGGTTTGTGGTTATGATTTGGACAAAATATAATGAGCAAAGATATGGAAAATGGAGCCAGAAGCTTCAAGGGGCAGACGATTGGCTCAGATTCATTTTCCCTTACAATAAATATCAAATGGCTCTGTCAACTAATAGCTTTGATTGTAGGGCTAACAGTAACTTTTTATCAGTATCAAATGAAGATAAAAACAATGGAGGAAGAAATTGCAAAGCATAAAGAATACATTGAGGATTTAATTGCTGTGCATGAAGAAGAAGAGGCCGAAAGAATTTTACAGCTTGAGGAATCAGTCAAATGGTATGAAAAGGAATTAGTGAAGGTCGGAGATATGTCATTAAATCCATTTTCATGGAAGAAAAAACGAGGTAAGGAAAGGAGTAAATAATGGAAGAGATGTTTAGCCTATATGCAGAATATGGAGCGGTAGCGATTATTGTGGGGCTATTTGTGTATCTCATTATGAATTTAATGCAGTCGCAAAAAAGGCAGGATCAGTCTTTAGACGATATTCAACAGCTATTAGCAAAAATGGGGGCTGTTGTAGACAATACGCAATCTATAACAATTAAGCTTGTAGACAGGTGGAACTCTGAAAGTTCTGATTCTACACGCCGACACGAAAAAATGATTTCAGAATTAAATGACGTTACAGATGTTTTAATGGAAATAAAAGGCGCAATGTCTAGAATGAATGGGAGGAACTAATGTATGAATACAACGCAGAGCTTGTAAGGGTAGTAGATGGGGATACAGTAGATGCTATGATTGATTTAGGTATGACTGTATGGATTAAAAAAAGAATACGTTTTCATGGGGTAGACACTTGGGAAAGCAGGACAAGAAACAAAGAAGAAAAAGCAAAAGGTTTGCTTGCAAAGGCAAGAACAAAAGAGCTTTTAAATGAGAACATGGGAAAATTTACATTAAAATCTATGGGCATTGGAAAATATGGAAGGGTGTTAGGCGTTTTAATTGTCGAAGGTAGAGATAAAAGCGTTAACGAAATGTTGATAGATGAAGGTCATGCTTATACTTATGACGGAGGAAAGAAAAAAGCTTTTAAAGGTATACAAAATGATCCAGAATGTTAAAGTCTAGTAGGAACTATAGTTTTTCAAAAGCAGGAAATAAGATTAAGGAGATTGTTGCAGAAACCCTTACGGATATGGCTCGATACCAGAACGAATCTCTACAAAGAGGCATAGACACTCAAACAGATATTAAAGGCGCTAAATTTGCTAAATTAACAGAAGCCACGCTCAGAATAAGAAACCAACGCAGGCACGGATTCACTCCTCTGGATACAATGAAGGGGGCAAGACAAAAAAAGCTAAGGAATACAAAAATAAATCCTGCTAAGCCTAACGATTTAGTTTCTCAGGTCTTAATGCTAACAGAGCATGGAGTCTATCACAACGAAGGATTTACTACAGGGGCAACTTCAATGATTCCAAATAAGAAAGTGCCTAAAAGAGAATGGTTTGGGATTACAAAAGAAATGCAAAGAAATGGGACTCAATATAAAAAATTTGTAGAAATGAGCCTGTTTAAACTTGCTCGATCTTTAAAAAAGTAATGGCTACTACTCAGGAACTAATTGCTCTGTTTGGTGATGATTTTAATGATGTTTTAAAAGGCTTGTCAGCGTTACCTCCAGAAGCCAGAGAAATATTAGATCAGGCAATGGGGAAAATGCTTTTTGATGCAGATGTCTTTAGTTCCAGAGTAAGAAAAGCCGTCCAGACACAAACAGCCGCAGGTATTTCTATGGAAGCAATAAAAGCAGGTCTCTTAACAGATATGAACACAGGAGGCGCTGTCTTTGGAGAGATTAGAAACGCTATAAAAGGTTCTTTAGTTGAAGGCATTAACCAATCTGGAAGAGCAGGACAGTTCCAAGCATTAGATCCAGATGAGAATACTTTGTTCACATGGGTAACTGTAGCAGGCCATAAAATATGTCAAGATTGTGCGCCAAGAGGGGGATTTAGAAAGACCTTAAAAGAGTGGGAATCTGAGGGGTTACCTGGAACAGGTTGGTCTGTTTGTAAAGGGCATTGTTATTGTATTCTTGATGCAAGTGGTAAGATTAGTCCAAGGGTAGAAAGAGAGACAGGGTTGCTTTCAGAGAAAGGCGCAACAATAAGATCAAAAACTCCAACGCAAAAAACAAAAAGCGTGCCAAAGGAAGGGAAGCTAAACATTCTTGATCCAAAAATGGCAGGTAAGCATACAACAGTAGCTTCTGCCCAAAAGTGGGCATTAGAAAATAGTAAGAAAGGCATTAATTACATATTAAAAGCAGATGGAACACCTAAAATAAGATTTAAAGGTAGAAGTAATGCTGTTAATAAATTTAATTACAGAGGAATGAGCATAGAAAATGCAAATAGATTAAATGAACTATTAGCAGAGTCTTTTAAAAGATCGGATGACTTAGGAATCCCAAGATTAAGAGGAATTAAAGCAGGAACAGGAAGAAATGCAGTTGCAGATATGGGTGATGGGGTAATGGGCTTTAATAAAAACAGTATGAGGTGGGCAGGGAGTACAATTAAAAGATATAAAAAATGGGGTTATTCTGATGATAAGATAAACGAGCTTCTTGACATAAGATGGAAAAACCATATAAAAGACATGAAGGATGGGAAGCGACCATATACGAGTGATGGCTTGCTAATGAAGAACAGGAATGACAGTATGACTTATGGAGATTCAACGTTCTGGCATGAATATGGGCATCACATACATCAGCAAAAAAACGTTATATCAGAAGAAACTTATGGTGGTAGATTTTTTAATCCCTATGAAAATAAGATTGCTAAGCTAAGAGTAGAATTAGATAATATCTATGGAAGTGCAAGGCCTAAGAGAATGACTAGAGATTATCGTCCAGACCGAAGACATTACCCAACTAGATATTCAGAGCAAGATACCTACGAGTGGTTTGCAGAAAATTATAGTTTGCACATGGCTGGCAGAGATGATTTATTAACGCCTGAGTTTGTTCAATTTTTAAAAGATGAGGGCATATTTTAACCTAATCTGGATCAAGCCGATCTTTAAACTGCTTCCCATTATCTCCTTTAAATGGCTTTCTATGGTCGTTTAGGCCATATAAAATTTCATCAGGGATAACCTTTGGAAACGCTTCGCAAGTAATTTCTCCTGCTGGTTTAATTGTAAGCCACTTACATACTACGCAAGGTGCTAGATCTGGTAATTTCATATATTTATATCCTTATTAAAACAATTATAACATATAAAACATATACAATGCAAGTAAAAAAAGTGTTTCCCTTAAAAAAAACTTTAAGGTTATATTCATGTATGAAAAAAGCAGGGAGATAAGCCAGATGGCTGAAGAAACAACACAAGTTGATGAACAGAACGTTCAGGCTACAGCACCAGAGGGTGATGTGGATTACGAGGCACTATATCAAAAGGAAAAGAAATACTCTCAGTCTTTGAGATCTAGAGCGCAAGATGCAGAGTCTAAAAACGATAAGCTTTCAGTAAAATCGGAAGAGGATCGTCAGGCTAAGTTAATTGCTGAAGGGAAAAAAGACGACTTAATAGCAGAATTAAGGGAGAGGAACAAGTCAATGGAAACCAAATTAACAGGCTACGAAAAACAAGAGATGGCGCAAAGGGAAACATTGATGGAGTCTATTCCTGAAGAAGAAAGAGTGCATTATGAAAACATGAATTTAGAACAATTAAGACATTTCGTAAGGCAATCAAAAGCTCCTGACGTATCCAACCCAGCAGAGGCTGTGCAAGGGCGTACTAATACAAATGTGAATCTAGACAACTTCATGCAAGAAGATGAAAAGTTTAGAAGAACAAATTTTGGAGACATTTTAAAAGCCTATGATCGAAAGTCTGCACGAAAATAAAAGGTAGGATAGAATGGCAACACCTTCTGGAACTATATTTGATACAGGCGTAACTCAGGATTTTTTACCAGAGCTTTGGGGCGACCTTATCTATAAATATTTTACTGAAAGATTGGTATTTAAAAACACAGTAGAAGATTACTCTTCTCTTGTTCAAAATGGTGGAGACACAATCCACATTCCTGAAATTGCAAAGATGACAGCATCAAGTTTGACTGATGGAGCGCAAATAAGTTACGTTGCTCCTGCTGAGACAAACACGCAGTTAAGCATTGATAAGCATTATTATAGTGCAAAAATGTTTACCGATGTCCTCCAAGTCCAGTCAAGCTATGATTTAATTTCAGCTTACACGAAGGCTATGGGGCATGCGCTTGCTAAGCAAGTTGATTCAGATATTGCGGCTCAGTTAATCACAGTAAACCAAGGCGCAACCTTAACAACAGATGACCAAATAACAGCCGCAGAATTTGAGGCCGCTATAGCAAATCTTGGAGAGAATGACATTGATTATACATCTGGAGATGTCTATTTTGTTGTAAATCCAACATTATATGCTGATATGCTTAACCCTGCTGGCACTTTTGGTGCAAGCTTTGTAAGGGCAGACATCACAGGTTTTAATTCAGGGAATAGCCCTGCTTTAACAGGTGTTGTAGGTAGACTTATGGGCATGCCTGTTTTAATGAGTAATTCATTGAGTGCAGGTGGAACAAACGTATCTGGAGTAATTTATCATAAATCAGCGTGTGCAATGGCAGTTCAGAGGGACATTGACATTAAGCAACAGTATGATATTGACTTTTTGGGAACCAAGCTGGTCGCTCACACGCTATACGGAGTGAAGCTACTTGATGATTCTGACAACAAAAGAGGATATAAGTTTACTAACGCAAGTTAATTAACAACTGAATGACAGGGGTTGTTTAAACAGCCCCTGTTTTAGGTAGGATTAATATGAGAAATTTTAAATGGCCTAATGAAGAAGAATCGTTTCAAGTAGATGACTCCACAAATATGGGGAAGAAAACTTGTGCCGATTTACTTGTAAGTGGCGCAGTTGAAGTAAAAGCATTAAAGAAAGACAAACCTACTATGGCGTGGAAGATCAACGACATAAGAGAGTGGATGTCTGACAATGATGTAGATTTTAACAGAGGGGACTCTAAGAAAGAGCTTTTAGCCCTGTTATAATCAGTTTTAACGGCCTGTTCATGCACAAGTCAAGTGCTTCAATGGCGACCTAAAAAAAGGGTGATAAAATGGCAATAAATAAGTTTGGCGCAAATGAAGCGTTAAATATCCAACTTGGTCAGAATGGTAGCGTGTACGAAAGTGGTACAACTGCTATTTCGGCTCCTACAGGTAAAAAAATCGTAGCAATAATGGCTATAGCAGATGCTGTCTTTGCTACGCTCACTCCAGAAAGCAATTCCTTTATGGGCAGGACATCAACTGCCTCTGAATACAATGGGGATGCTTTTTCTGATACCTTAAAACAGGGTGATTACATTTATGGATCATGGAACAACTTTACTTTGTCAAGTGGCAAGGTAGTAGCATATTTTGGGTAGAGGTATATAATGGCAGATTTACATAAGAGAAGTGTACAGGAAGCGGCTAATCTTAGCGTTGGAGGTGGTTGGAGCGTTGCGACAGTTGCCACTCATGGAGGCACTTCTAACACAAACACAATTCATTATAGTTTAGATGAAAATACGTCTCA